AGCTCTGGAAATACAGCAACAAAATCTTCATTACGTATTTTATCTCTTCTTACAGTATTATGTATAAATTCTTTGCCATGTTCATTCCAAAGACTGGCGCTGGTAGCAAACTTCATTGCATTTTCTATGTGTTGTGTACACCAAAATTCGTCTTTGATTTGATTTATTAAATTTAATAATTTAATTGTACCTTTTTCTTTGATATTATCAGGCAATGTTTGAGCACTGTAAAAGCCAGGATTTAACAAATGATAGATGCTTATATGATCATGTTTGCGTAACAAATCATTGTCAATCATGTATGAAAAAAAATCAGCAAGTGTAACGTAATTTAAATTACTCAATACACAATTAAATTGATAATCTATAAAATCTACATCTCGAATCTTTTTTAAATTTTCTTGCACTGTTTTCCATTCAGTACCGTGTCTAATGTATTCTGCTTTTACACCATAATGATCCAAGCTGCTGCTAACTTCTACACGTTTAAAATTACTCCACATATCTAACACATCGTACTTTTTATATTTGAAGTTGCTCATATTGGTATTATAACGTAACACAATGTCTTTGCATTTGCCGCTGGCAATCATTTCTTCAAGTATAACATAATGTTCGTCGGTGATAAGTGGTTCACCGCCAGCAAAGTATGCAAGTTCTATATTTGGTATTTGTTCAACAACTTGATCTAGCAAAGCACCTGATTTGTCAGCATGTTGTATTACACGAAATCCTGCAGGAGGAGCATCGTGTTCTTTGTGCTCTTGTGCCCATTTACTTGAAAATTCACTGCCACATGTTCTGCATTTGTAATTGCAAATATTGCTGAATCTAATATCAAAATATTTCATTTTAAATTCAGATACAGTTCCGTCATCTTGTGTGTTTGGTACAAGTTCATCGTAAAGATGAGAAAAATGTTCTAGGCTGTATTTTCTAAAGCTGTGCGGTGAATTTTCTTCGTGTTTGTAACAAAATGTACAGGCTTCGTTTTTTCTGCCAGCAAGCATGTCAAGACGAAGCTGACGCATTTTATCATTGTTAAATGCATCAGCAAGCGTACTGTCTTTGGTGTTTGCAAACGGCTCTACATAATCACTGCTACAACAAGGGTATATGTTTCCTTTGGGTGTTACGTTCATGTGTAACCAAGGAAACATACAAAATGTATTGCTGTCTTTTAAATGTTCATCTTTCATTAGCTTCCTTACACAGCGCAAAAAAGTCTGCCATTTCAGGAAATGCTGCTTCAAAATCTACATTGCGTCTACGATCTTGTTCTTTAAAGAAGTTCCAAAAATCTTTACGTCCTTCTTGTATTTTTTGATCGTCGTACTCAGTTGTTTTCATGTAACTAACAACACGTCTGAACTTTTCGTATTCCATGCTGCTAAATCCAGTCTTATAACCTTCTGCAACATTTTCTTCAATAAACTTTAAATGACTTTCCATATATGGCATATATGTTTCTTTTGGCAAGATATTTATGTCATACTGCAATGGCTCTTTTAGATAAGGTGTATCAAAATGAATACGCTGCCAACGTCCGCTGTCAATGTTGTTGTATTTTTCACGCCACTCTAGAATCTTTTCCAATAATGTTTGGAATGTAGTAACACTGAACAAATTAAACGTGATCATAAATGTAACTGGTGCTGTTGTGTTTTGTAAGAAATAATCCAAGTTACGTTCAAATACTTCTATATCTAAACCGTCACGAATATATTCAGCACGTTTATCCCAAGTGTCAATACTGGTAAACAACTTAAATGCTTTGATTTTTTCCTGGCTTAACAAACTGTTTACATGATCAGTAAATTTTGCAAGTTGACGTTCTTTACCGCCCAAGTTGCTGTTTACGTTTAGTTCAAGATGCGGCTTTGGATCTTTTTCAAGTTCTTCAAACAGTCTGTATGTGCTTTTTTGTATTGTAGGTTCGCCGCCTGTAACACGCAAAATGTTTAGCGTTTTGCTAACTTCGGGCCACCACTTCCACCATGCACGTACATACGGATTGCTGTCTTCTTCATACACACGAAACCAGTCAACATCGCATCTGTGATTTTTAACCATATCATAAGGACCATGTTGACGTATTTCTTGGTGATATCTGCTGCTGGCTTTTGGATGACAATAACCACAACGGAAGTTGCATTCGTTACCAAAGCTCACTTCGATATATTCTGGGTTAACATCAAAGTCCCAAGGATTTAATTTTACTTCGTTAAGTCGTTCTTCATTGTAAATGCTGCCACTGCGAATATGTCTATCACTGATAAAATCAGGACCCATGTTTTCTACATTCCAACAATACTGACAACCAGCACACTGTTTGCCTTCTAACATCTCTTTGCGTTCTTGCTTTTTATGCTTTGTATTATGTAACGCACTTGGATTGGTTAGTAGCTCATCTACATCAATAGCATGAGGCGCAGGATGATAACAACTGTGTGTTTCTCCTGTTTGCAAATAGATTGTTGTATGATACCATTTTGCAAAACAAAATGTAGGTGAAAAATGTCTTTTTGTGATATCGTTTATGTATTTTGCTTTATCTGTCTCAAAAGACATTCTATCTCCTCTTGGGCAATCTTGATGGATTTGTATATACTGTTTTAAAGAAATGACTTTGATTGCCATTTAATGGCTGTGCAGCAATAGGCAAGTCAAGTTCTTCAATCAACTTGTAACCATATTCTTCTGTTTGCTTGTCTATGTCGGCAATATCTTTGTTTTCCCAATAATTGTTAAGCCAAGTAAAGTCACGTACATTTACAAAGTCCCAATCTGTACACATTGTTTTGTACAGCCCTTCTCGTGCACCGTGTACAGCCCATTCGCCGTTTTCTACATCTGCACCTACCATTAACCAAACGTACAAACGATGTAAGTTTTTCCAATGGTTTTTATGAAAGTCTTCTGGTGAAACACGCATACCACGATCCAATGCCATTTTAACACCTTCACGGAAACCAGCACGCCATGCTTGTTGTGGGGTTGCATTGTTGTGGATAGTACTGTATGTGCCACTCATTTGAATATATTCAATATCCCAACAAAAGTCTACTTGTGCATGTGGATTGTTTGGATCAGCAGCCTCGTGGGTGCGCATGTTTAGCACTTTTTGTTTAGGCCAACATTTAATACCGCCGTTGCCATATTCCAATCCGTTGATAATGTTGCTTGCACTCCAACTGATTACACAGTCTTCAATATTAACTTCTTTGTTCCAATGTGCATCTTCGTGGTTATCTAAATCAAATTCTTTTGCAAGAAATTCTTTATTGATAATATTATCGCCGTCTACTGTAATAAATCTATCGCTTTCGCTTAATTCGGCACATGCTTTGTGTGCAGCATCACTGCCTTCTACACCATGCACACGTTTAGCCCACGGAATTTTGCTGCATAGATCTGCATAATTTTGTTCAGCATTAGGTTCGTCATATGACAAATAGATAATGTCATAATCAAGAACTCTAAATTTGTTGCTCATACCAGTACCTCGTGATAATACGTTTCTAATCTCTTTGTAGTATATACGCTAATGTTGTCGGCGTCAAGTTCAAAATCGGACTCAAATGGCACCACAAAATCTTCATCTTTGATAGTTTGTAAATCTACTACAAAAAATTTATACAGTGTGTGCGGATCGTTTTTCTTGGTAATACTGAAATTCAATGTACTGGTAAATTTTACTGTTTGAGATTTTAAATTTTGATATAATATATCATCCAACTTTAATCTCCAACATTTGTTAACAGTATCCTGCTGTATTATAAAATCAGGGCGTTCTGGCTTGACTGTTGGTATTTTGTAAATTTGACTGTTTACATCAAATTGTATTTCTTCTTCAATAAACCTACTGCGCAACACATGCTGTTTTGTAACAGTGTCAAATAATACAACATAATCGCTTATAACTTCTTTACCTGTGATTAGGTTTATTACTTCATTTAATTCTACAGTTATGTAATTTTTTGTTTCATCTTTTGTATTACCTACACTGAGCAATTCGCCTTCACTGTCAAAGTATACATAACGGTATGTAGGAACATAGATAAGTTCTTCCATTTTAAATTCCTAACTTTCTTTCATACGTGCTGATAATGTTGTCATTACAAAATGATTTTTCTGTGTAATGAAAAATACCTTGTTGTCTAAAATTACCAATTGTTAAATTACAATCATTGTCTAAATATGTGCCTACTTGTTCTTGCCAATTGTCAACATACAATTTATTCCAACCTTGCGATTTTAGTTTCATATGAGTAAATGTAGGAAAAGTTGCATCATTTGTAATAACATTTTCAATTTGTAATATTTTACAAACAATTGCACTGCTTACATCTATACTGGGAAATTTTTGAAAATATTTGCCGCCGGCATATTGACCATAAAACAATTCCCAATTGTTCATTACTAGCTCTAACCATTTGTAAAAATTATGCGAAAAGTCACAACGTTTAAACCAATGAAAGCCTGCATACAGATTAGGCAAGTTATGATTACGAAAGCTCTTTCTGTAATATGTATTATCTGCCCATTCGCCTCTGTATGTTTGCACTTTGTTTACATAATAAAGATCATGCTTGTCTAATGCTGTCTTCCAATGAGAAAGATCATTTAGTACAAGCATATCACTGTCAATTACTGCTGTTTCTTCAAACGGAGTTGCATGATATATTTTCCAACGGTTTTCAATCTTCCAGGTAGTGTTTTTGCTTTTATCACCAAACGGAATAGGAACAACATGTTCAAATAATTGTGCATATTTTTCCGGCACTGTATCATTTGTAATCAAACAAATTTTGCTATCTGGATTGGTTAGCCTAATGCTCATCGCAGCAAGACTTGCTTGTTGTACATAATCATATGTGCTGTTTTGTGCAAATATAGTAAAATTAAGACTCATCAATAACCCTGTTTAAGCTGAATTTATTCATAATATGAACTGTACTATTGTTAGTTACAGCAGGAAAGTATCCATCGCTGGTTTGTTTTTCTATTAAAAATTGAAATCTGTTTTCATTGATATTGTGACAAACATCAGCATCCAAAGTGTAGTATAATGTTCCTGGCATTTTGCCTACAAATTTGTTTTGTGTATATCCGTTCATTATGTGTACAGCAATGCTAAATGCAAAATCATTTCTAAATGTTGCATTTTTAATTTGATACAAATTTCTGTAATGGAACCAGTTTTCTTGTATGTGTTTTACTAAATCAAAAAATGTTTTTGTAATTTTACTTTTGTTAAAATACACAACTGTAGCCCAATAAAAATCAATACTGTTTGGACTGATATAATCAAATTCAGATAAATCTCTCCAATTGGATAATTCAGTTGCATCTTTGTATAGCAAAAGATCATTTTGCTGTGCAAACACATGCTTCATATGATCGTTGCCCAAAATAACATCTGTATCCATTAGCAGTGTTTGATCATATGGTGTTAATTCATAAACATCACACCGAGATGTGTTTTTAAATTCTAATGTAGTACGAGACCAAAGCCCGT